TGAGAAACAAAATATTAAAATTGACCAATTAATCGCAGGTGGTTCTAATGTGGCATCTACTCAAACAATAACAATTGACGATTGGGTTGAGGATGCAGAAAGTGGATTCAAATCAACTGTAACACATAGTTTATTAACACAGAGAATAGTTGTAAATATTATAGATGCTACTACAAAAGAAAATGTAGTTACAAACTTTAAAATTATCGATGATAATTCTATAGAAATTAGAAGTGAAACAAGGTCAGAATTAAACGTTTATGTGATAAATGGAAATGCAGAAACTCATTTTATTAATGCAACTGTAGATGATAACAGAGTATCTGAAATGACTACTTATTCGTCTAAGAAAATCGAAGATAGATTTGTTAATCTAGAAGAAAAGGTAAATGGTGGTTTATCTAATATTGCAACTAGTGTAAATGAGTTAATAACTTATTGTTAGAGAGGAGAGTGAGAAAATGCAGACTGAATGGAATTTTGGTTATAATGGTTCGCCACAAAGTGTTATATTGAAACCTGGTAAATATAAATTTGAATGTTGGGGTTCTTCTGGAGGTATCAATAATTCTTCCTGGTATACTGATGCTAAAGGCGGATATTCTAAAGGTGAAATTACATTAAAAAAACAAACTACATTATATGTTTACGTCGGCGAAAGTGGTTTTGCTTCTTCATCTACGAGTAATAACACTAAAAGTGGTTTTAATGGTGGCGGTAAAGGTTACTTAAATCAACAGGTTATGGGTACTTATTATTCTATGTACGGTGGTGGTGCTACTGATATAAGGCTCGTTGGTGGTGCTTGGGATAATGAGCAAGGTTTGCTATCTCGTATAATTGTCGCAGGTGGTGGCGGTGGTTCATACCATCCTTATACTGGTGGGGCAGGAGGAGGATTAGCAGGAGGTACTGGGTATAGCGCTAACGACAGACATCGTCCCGGCGGTACTCAATATCAAGGTGGTATTGGTCGTGTAAGCACAGAAAACGGAAGTTTTGGAAAAGGGTGTTCTGCTAAAGATTCAACTGGCGAAGGCGGTGGAGGTGGCTGGTTTGGTGGTGCAGGAATGAATGGTGTGGGAGCAGGTGGAGGTGGAAGTGGCTACGTATTAACTAAAGACAGTTATAAGCCTACTGGCTACACACCAACATCTGAATATTATTTTGATAATATTGTTATGACACCGGGTGGAAATACTGCTGGTGCTTATGGTTACGCACAAATAACTTTACTTCAATCATTACCATTTTTAAATATATCATCTTATAATTCTACACAAGCAACATTTAAAGCTGACCACACAGACCCTACATTATTAACTAAGATAGAATATTTTATAGATGATGTGCTAAAAGAAACTATAACAACAGATTTAACAACAGAGAAAACAATTAACTATACACTAGAAGATAACGCTCTACACACACTTAAAATAGTCGTTACAGACAGTAATAATGCTACAGCAGAAAAAGTGTTAAGTATAAGTAAGAATATAATGCCACTGCCCGAAAATGTAAATTTAAATGATATATCAACAAAATTAGTTGAGGTTAATGCAGGATTTAAAGTTGGGAAAACAAGTATTATAAATACTTTAGCATTAAAGAATATAGAAGCAAGTTTAAATAATACACTTGTTGAGTTGTCAGAGAAAATAAAAACAAGTTTTGATAGTTCAGGCGCTAGTGTGCAGGATTTGATGAGCCAGTTAACACAAGCTAATAATACTATATCACAGTTAAATTCTAAGTATAAATATGCAACAGGAACTGCTTATGCTAGAAAAAATTCATCCTTAATTGCATGTGTATATGACCCTAATACTTCTCATACTGTTACAGAAACGAGCTCTTATTGGCTTGATTTAAATGGAATTGGATTTATTCCTGATATATTTTTTGCTGAATGTGAATATGAACCACATTCGAATGCTTTTTATAAGTATTTTGTTTTTGCAATTAAAAATACTTTTCCCATTTCTAATAATACTGGGTTTGTAGTTAATATTGCTTTTAACAAGGGATATGGTGATGAATCTTTTAAATTACGAGGAGCTTTATATACCCTTGGCAAAAGACATGTTTCCATGGATAATAATGGAGTTAGAGTACCTTCACTAAGCACTCTAAATGATTTTAGAGCATATAAATGGCATGCGATAAAATTTATATAAATGAGGTGATAAAATGAATAGAGCAAATAGAATAATTTACGACCAAACTGGTAAAATATTACTCCAAACAGGAGAAGCAACAGGAGATATATTAGAGCATGATACAATAACAGAATTACATTATATTGATGTTGAATATGGAAATATAGACTATAGTAAACAGTATATAGAATCTATAAATCCAATAACAAAAGAACCTATTTTAAAAGATATTCCAATCTATTTAAGCGAAGAAGAAAAGAGAATACAAGAGTTAGAAAATCAAATATTACTAAATGAAAATGAAAAAGTAGGAGGGCTATTATAATGAATATAAATAATGTTGTAGTAAGAATATTAGCAGAGAGGATTTTAAGTAGAGGCTTAAATCCTTTAAAAAATCGAGAATTTGAATTAGATGATGTAACTAACACAGAGTATAGAAAAGCAGTAGAGGATTATATTATAGAGCATAGTGGAGTAGTAGAAGGAGCAGAACCAATAAAATAGGTAATGTTCCTTTTTTTAATACAAAGCAATAGGAGGTTCTCATGAATGAAGAACTTATGAAGGAAAAAATAAGTACACTTGAAACAAGAGTAAAAGAGCATGGTAAACAAATTGATAGAATAGAGATTGAACAAGCAAAGTTTGCTATACAAATACAAAACCTATGTAGTGATATAAAGAATTTAACCGGAGTACTTAAGTGGCTTGTAGGAGTTATAATTACAACATTGATAGGATTCTTTATATTTGCAATTCAGAGAGGAATATTTTAATTAGGAGGATAAAAAATGGATAATTTAATAAGTTTTATACCAGAGCAGTTGCTAATTTTAGTAGCTGCTCTCTCTATTATAGGTAAAGGTTGTAAAAAATATAAACAATTAGACAATAAATACATTCCAATTGTATTACTTGTGTTGGGAATCGGATTTTCTATTTGGATGCTAGGACTAAGTCCTGTTGCAGTCTTACAAGGCGTGATTTGTTGGGGTATATCAATAGGTATAAACCAAACTTACAAACAGTTGAAGGAGGAAAATAAATAATGAAAATATGTATAACAGTAGGACACAGTATTTTAAAAAGTGGAGCATGTACTTCTGCTGATGGAGTAGTTAACGAGTATCAATACAACAAATCTCTTGCACCAGTATTAGCAGATACATTTAGAAAAGAAGGGCATAAGGTAGATGTAATAATATGCCCAGAAAAGCAGTTTAAAACTAAGAATGAAGAAAAGTCTTATAAAATACCTAGAGTTAATAGTGGAGGATATGATTTACTTATAGAGTTACATTTAAATGCAAGTAACGGTCAAGGTAAAGGTTCAGAAGTCCTATATTATAGTAATAAAGGCTTAGAGTATGCAACTAGAATATGTGATAAACTAGGTACAGTATTTAAAAATAGAGGTGCTAAATTAGATAAAAGATTATATATCTTAAATAGTTCAAAGCCTACAGCAGTATTAATTGAAAGTTTCTTCTGTGATAATAAAGAAGATTATGATAAAGCTAAGAAACTAGGTCATGAAGGTATTGCTAAGTTAATTGTAGAAGGTGTATTAAATAAAAATATAAATAATGAGGGAGTTAAACAGATGTACAAACATACAATTGTTTATGATGGAGAAGTTGACAAAATCTCTGCAACTGTAGTTGGTTGGGGTTATAATGATGGGAAAATACTGATATGTGATATAAAAGATTACGTGCCAGGTCAGACGCAAAATCTTTATGTTGTAGGCGGTGTAGCATGTGAGAAGATTGGTTCTATGACTAAAGAAAAATTTACTATGATAAAGGGTAATGATAGATTTGATACACTTTATAAAGCACTGGAGTTTATAAATAAATAAAATCAATAGAGTTAATATATTTTACATTTTGACTACAATTTTATGACAGTATCACAACAATTTATAAAATAAAAAATGATATATTAAATATAACCATAAGTCATCTACAAACTTTAAAAAATCAGGTATATGAAGAGCAGTTGAGTATATAGCAATAAGTGGTAGGAGGAGGAATAAAAAAT